ATTGTTGGAACAATTGGACCTTCTTTAAATGGTCCAATGAATGCTGCACCTATTTCAGCCACACCTTGTTGTAAAAATGAAAGGTCGTTTTCTCTTGTGAAAACACCCGGTGATACTAATTTTTCTGCCATTTTATATGCTTTAAATTTATTTTATTAATTCTCAATATAAATATAATATTTTATCCCAAAACAACAATTCTTTATTTGTATGTTGGTGAGAAATAATCATATACTCTTGCTACCGATGTAGCGTTTTGTAATGTGTTATAGAACAATACTGGTCCTATTTGTCCATTCCAAAATGTTGTTCTTGCACTATTACTACCAATTGTTAAATAGTTTGTAGATGATGGTGCCGTAAATGCTGATGCGGTAAATGTTCCTACCGATGTTTTATCTACATAAACTGTTACAGTTCCTGATGGTTGGAATGTTGCTGATATCATATACCAAACGTTTGTTGATAATGAAGTCGTTAATTGTGCACTATTACCTAATGTACTACCATAGAATTTTACTCTATTTAAAGTAGAACTATCAGATGATTCAATTGCTAAACCATAAAAACCTGCGTAGTCAAAAATGTGTCTTGTACTTGTACCCAATGTTGTTGTAGGTCTTACCCACATATGAATTGTACCGGTATTAGTATTAAATTGAGAAATACCACCATTGATATTTGTAGTAGTATCTTTATACCAGAATTGAGTTGTACCATTAGCTGCCCAATATTTTTCTTTTCTACTTGCGCCTGCATTATATGATGGGTTACCACCTGTAATACTTGCTGCGTTTGCAACACCTGCAGGTCTTACACCTGTGTTATAACCCGAAAGGTCTAACCAGTCTGCCGTTGCAGTACCTGCCGTTGATGATGCTTTTGATGGGTCAACATATAATCTTAATCCACTTGCAGGTATAGAAGGTTGTGTGGTTGTTCCTTTGTTATGTGAAATTAAACCATTTGAAATATATACATCGGCATTTTCCACATTCACAGTTACAATCTCAACATCATCTGTTACGATTTCGATATTAGTAACTTCAACTTCCGTTTCATCTTGCATTACTAATTTATCTCCAGGTAAAATTTCACCTACATTCTTAAACTTATATTTACCAATTTCATTATCCCAAACATATAATGGGTGAGTTTCGGTTGCTTTAATTAAACCATTATTAAGTGAGAAATATCCTTCTGCAAAGTTGAAAGTCAAATCGGTAACTGTTACATTTTGTGCAGAACCTTCTAAAGTATCCGAATAATAAAATCTCCATTCAACTTGGTCACTTTCTGGGTCTAAATTTTCATCCGGTAGACCTGCAGGTACCCATGATTTAATTTGGTCTCCAACATTCAAATCTTCAACATTTACCATTGTACCATTTGCTAATTCGATTTGTGTACCAAATAATAAACAAAAGTCAGGTTCGTTAATTGTATTATAAACGTCTACTGCATATAATATTTTTGTTGATGCAGTTCCGTAGTTTGTTGCAGCTAAATTATATCCATCTGCATATGCCATAGTTAATGTTGCAGATGCTTCCGAATAATTGGATGCAGCGATTGATGCTGGAGTTACTGGGAAAATTGATGGACCTGTAGCTGATGTTCTTGTACCGGTTGTAAAATTTGCATTATTAAAAGAACAAGTATAGTTATTCAATTGTTGTTGTACTTTTGAATAAAATAAAGAACCCGTTGAGTTAAATGTAAATTGTGCATTTTCAGTTGTACTCTCTACTATATATGTAAATGTAGGTGGTGTAACTGTAATCGAATCGGTTGCAAAACCAATTAAAGAACTATCATTTGTGTTTCCTGATAATCCACCTAATGATACTTGTCCACTTCTTGCAGAACCACTAACGGCTCTAAATAAATTTCCTAATGATAAGTTTGTCCTTGGCATATTTTTATGTATTAATCTCCGTTATAAATATCTAAAAGTTTTTGTTTCCATACATCTTTATTAGAGAAATTAGACATCATCCACTTTTTAAGTTTGTCAAATTCTATTTTACGGGTTTCATAGTCATCTTTACAAATCATTTCGTAGGTTTCTTTAAATGTTTCCTTACTATCTGCTTTGTATTTGTAGTCAATTAAGTCTACCCATTTTGTATGTAATATTGGTAGTTTACCCCAATCTATTGCTTCAAAAATTCCATATCCAAATGGTTCGTTTTCAAAACAAGAATGTGATATTCCCCAATCTAATCCGTAAAATCTTTCTTTATGTTTATGGTCAAATTTGTAAACTTTTGATTTTTCAAATTTATATCCATATTTTTTTCTATAATACTTATTGAATGTTTCTGAATTTGTAGAAATATACGACTCTATTCCGTCTATATATTCCAAATTCTTTCTACCTTCTGCTCTTGCTGCAAATCCTATCTTAGTATTATTTGTTAATTCTTTATTATGTGTAAACTGATATGTGTTTGGAATATGATGTAAGTTTTCCGTTTTGTATGGAAAATGATACAATCCTACCCAAACTTTATTTTTAATTTTATCTATCAATTCACTTTCCCATTCCCAATTACCATACCAATGCAAATATTCATCTTTATTTATTTGTGACATCATTGACACTTTTGTCAAATTATGAAATACAATTGAATTGATTTTATCTAAATTATTATGAATTGCGGTCGTAGGAGTATAATGTCCATGTAATATATGAATGTTTCTTGCACCTTTTAGAATTTCGTCAATAACTAACTCATTGGTTTCCCAAATATGGTCAATGTCAATTGGAAATTCTTCGTAATTATCGGGCCTCTTTCTATGAAACAAAAGAAGTGGCTTAACTTCTAAATGAGGTGCCACTTCTTTTATCCATTCGGTTACCCACATATCTGCACCACTATTGAACCAAGGCCCTCCAGCGGTTGTGTAGTAAACATCATACATTTATTATAAACCTTTTTGTTCTTTTAACTTTTCTATTTCCAAAGTTAAAGAGTGTATTTGTGTTTGTTGTTCTTTAATACCTTCAATCAATAATGCAACTAATTTGTCATATTTAACTGCCTTATATCCATTATCTCTATCTTGTACTAATTGTGGTAATACTGCTTCAACTTCTTGTGCAATTACACCTACATCATTTCCTTCGTATCCATGAACATCTTTTAATTCTGCTCTCCAATCGTAAGTGTTACCACTAATCTTAGAAATCTTATCTAATGCATTTGGAATTGGAACAATGTTTTCTTTCAAACGAATATCCGAAGTAGAGAATGCTACAACATCATTTGCTGCATCAATTCTACCAGATGTTCCACTTGCTGCCATTCCAATACCTAACGAACCAAATCTTACATTTGATGTTGTACTTAAACTTGCAGTAAATGTTTCTAAATTAGATGTTTCAACTTCTAATGCAGTTAATCTTGTTAATGCAGAAGAACTAAATGTTTCTAAGTTTGCAGTTTCAATTAATAAACTTGCCGATGTAGATTCTAAATTACTCAATCTACCCAAAGCCGAAGAACTGAATGAATTTAAAGCGGTTATCGAAGTTGCTCCTGAACTTAAATCCGTTGTTAAAGCAATGGTACCATTTGCCGATGGGAATGTGTATTGGTATCCTGGATAATCCGAACCTGTATTATTTGGGAATAATAAATCGTGATAAAGTGTACCACCTGTTTGAGGAGCTATATTAACATTAAGTCCGTTTGGATGACCACTCAACATTGTATGATTTGATACACCGGTTCCACCAATTACCCAATCTACCGAAGCACCACCTGCACTTCCTGTTGGTACTCCACCATATCTCCAATCCAATGCTAAACCCTGTCCAAGTGTAGGTGGTCTAAGTCCATTCAAGTTAAAATCTGCATATCTAAATTGAATAGTAGAACCACTTATTATAGTTGTACCGTTGTGATATAAATTAATATTATTTCCGTACAAATCTAAATCATTCGTAATAATCGCAGAACCACTTATAGTTGTTGCTGCATTTATAGATAATGTTCTGCTATCATTTGCCATATTACCAAGCATAAATGCTTGTTGGCCAGTATCACCATTACTTACATAGAATTTATAACTTTCCGTAGTATCTGAACTAGGGCCTGCATTTGCACCTAATAAAAGGTTGTTTGTACTATTACCTGTTAAATATGCACCTGCGGAATATCCTAATGCTGTACTTTTAGTAGGGTTATTATTAGAATTAAGACTACCTAATAATGCATTACCACCAATTGCAGTATTATAAATACCATTATTTAAATAACTACCCGCATTAGTTCCTAAAAATACGTTCTGGTCCACATTTGAACCGGTCATAAAAAAAGCAGTGCCATATCCTATTGCAATATTATTATTATTACTACCACTTATACCATATCCCGCTCCAGAACCAATACCTATGTTAGAATTACCGGTTGTTAATCTATATAATGAACTTCTACCAAGACCCACGTTACCTACACCACTTGTCAAAGATGGCATTATATCAATACCTAAAACAACGTTTTGGTCAGGACTAGTTCCTCTTCTACCAACTTGGAATTTACCAGCGTTTAGATATGAACCATCTCCAATTTGTATATTTGCTTGAGAGTATAAACCATTAGGGAAAGTTTGAGAACCATCTGCATTTGTAGATAGTGTTGTAACTACCGAACCATTTGATACTATTTTAATTGAACCTGTTGAGATATATAAATCTCTCCAACTTTTTGTTGCAGAACCTAAATCAAATACATTATCTGTTTGAGGAATAAGTGATGAACTTAAAGATGCTACTACATTTACAGTATCAGATGTTGCGTCACCTATTGTAAGTTGACCACCTAATGTTAAATTACCTGCAATATTTGCATTTCCGGTAATATCTAATCCGGAACCTGAAATTGCTCCGAAATTTCCGGTACTTCCTGTACCTGCTGATGATAATACGATGTCACCAGTAGCACCACCGACTACTAATGTTCCCAATGTGGTATTCACATATGGTTCTCCGAATGCTAATGAACCGGATTGTTGGGCGGTACTACCGCGTCTAAATTTAAGTCCCATTTTAGTTTACTCTTTTTTTTAGTTAAAGTATAATAAATTCATTATACCATTATAAATATCTATTTGTTTTCCAGTTGATTTATCTTTATTAATAAAGAATCAATTTGTTTTTGTTGTTCTTTGATTGCTTCTACCATTAAACCCATCATTTTTGAATAGTCTAATGCTAAAAAACCATCTTCTCTTTCTTTCACCACTTCTGGTAAAACTTCTTGTACTTCTTGTGCAATCAAACCTGTTTTTGGAGTTGATTTTGTTACTTCATTGACATCATCATTCCATTCCCAAGTTACACCATTCAATTTAGTTACTTTTTCTAAAGCGTTTGGAATAGTTTGAATGTTATTCTTATGTCTTTTATCCGAAGTAAAGAATGCCGTAATATCACCCGTTGCCGTAATTGCTCCATTAATTGTCAAACCTGCGAAGGTTGGTGATGATGTTGTTAATACTGCTTGGTTTAATACTGAACCATATCCAGTCGTTGATGATAGTGTTATTTGTGATGAACCACTTACAACCGTTTCTGCATTTAATCTTGTCTTAATTGTTGTATTAATAGAAGATGTAAATGTTTCCAAATTAGCCGTTTCAACTTCCAATGCTGTCAATCTTGTAATAGCACTTCCACTTGCAGTTGATAATTGGTCTAATCTACTATTTTGAGTAGTATTAGTTGTGTCATTTGAACCAGTATATGTGTTTAGAGAACTTAATATACCAATTACTTGTGATGAACCCGAAACTATACCATTAGTTGATAATATTTGTCCAGTAATAGAACCACTTACATTTACATTACCATAAATATTATTATTAGTTCCATCCCAACGATATTTAATATTACCTTGTCCATCTGCTAAAACTATATTATTAGATAAAGATTCTTCACCTGTATATTTACCAATTATTGTATTGTAAGAACCCGTAGTAATTAAATTTCCTGCAGTATCACCAATTACAGTATTGCCTTGACCTGTGGTATGCCATTCTAAAGCAGAATGTCCAATAGCTATATTACTACTACCACTTACATTTAGTCTTAATGCAAGTGCACCTACACCAACATTATAATTACCAACATTATCAGCCAAAGCATTTGTACCTAAAGCCGTATTATTAACACCTGTTGTATTTGTTGCTAGAGATGCATTTCCTACTGCAGTATTACCATTACCTGTTGTATTATTTTGCATGGCACCTGAACCTACTGCAGTATTTGAATTAGCAGTAGTATTATATCTTAAAGCACCCCAACCAACGGCAGTATTAGCGTTTGCCGTTGTAATAGTAGTTAAAGTCCATGCACCAATTGCAGTATTAGAAACACCTGTTGTATTATTTTGTAAGGCAGTGTGTCCAATGGCAGTATTAGTAGTACCTGTCGTATTTGCACCCAATGCACTTACCCCTACTGCAGTATTAGTAGATCCCGAATTTAATCCTTTACCTACCGTTAATCCATTAACGATTAAATCACTTGGAAAAGTTTGAGAACCATCTGCATTAACAGATAGTGTCGATACAACTGTTCCGGCTGGATTTACAAATTTAATTGAACCCGTTGATATATAAAGGTCTCTCCAAATTTTACTTGCAGAACCTAAGTCAAATACATTTGTTGTTTGAGGAATAAGTGAAGAACTTAAAGATGCTACTACATTTACAGTATCAGATGTGTTATCACCTATTGTTAATTGTCCACCTAATGTTAAATTACCTGCAACATTTGCATTTCCAGTAATGTCTAAACCAGAACCTGAAATTGCTCCAAAATTTCCGGTACTTCCTGTACCTGATGTGCTTAATGTGATATCACCGGTTGTTCCACCAATTTGTAATGTTCCTAATGTAGTATTTACATAGGGTTCTCCGAATGCTAATGAACCGGATTTTTCTGCAGTTGTACCACGTCTAAATTTAAGTCCCATTTTAGTTTACTCTTTTTTTTAGTTTAAAGTACAAGAAATCCTTATACCCTTATAAATATAGAAAGTAAAGTAAATAAGTTGATTTGTAAATAAATTTATTTTTAACAAGGTTGTTCAAATATATATGCTATAATACGGCCTGTACTATTGTTTATTTGCCATGCAAGATTATTGATATAAACATAATCATAACCTTGTAATGGGGTTGCACTTGTATCAATATACACAAAACAATCCGTACCAAAATCAAATGGGCCACAATTTGAATAAAATATTCTATTTGCATTAGTTGAATCATCACATACACCAGTGATTGTATTTGACCTACCACATCCTGTATACACAGTTAATGGTGGTATTGAATGGTCATATCCCCACCATTCATTTATTGAATTTGGATTTGAACCATTTGGACGATTTGGACTATTTGGATTTAGTGGTGCATAAGTGCCAGATTCTGCTTCATTAAGTCCAATTTGAGCATCCGATGCTCTACCTAATTCTGTATTTATGTTTGCAAATGATATTTGTCCTGATGATTGTAATGGCATATATCTACTTTTGTATAAATATAACTTATAAATTATTTGTCAAATTTTTTAAATTATTTTCAACTGCGTTTTTATAAATCTTAGTTAGTTGATTATTATTTTTTAATACTTTAAATAAATAGATAGATTCATTGTGTAATCCAATCCACCAAGCAACTACTGCTTTTTCAAAAGTAAATACCCATTTTCCAGGATATTCCAAATCGGTAATGGATTCGGGTTCTGATGTTGCAATTGATTCTGCTAATATAGAATGCGTATACCCTTCTTGCCAATCTCTATTTCTTTCGTATGCTCTACATAATAAAAAATGTGCTTCTGGTCTATTTGGTAATAAACTAATTGCTCTTAATAATATACCTCTAATCATAAACCATCTATTGCCTTGCTTTTCAAAACATAGTGCAATTCTACATAATGCTTCATATTGCATTTTTATATCAAATCCAAATTCTATTGACCTTAAATAAAATCCAGTTGCTGATGCAGTTTGTCCTAAATTTTCATATTCTAGTGCTAATTCAAAACAAATATTACTATTTTTTGGATTTTGAATATATTGATATAATAAATCTTTTATAACTGCCGTTCCTATAACTTTTATCATTTTTGTTCGTTAAAGAAAAATATGTGAAATAATCTACTACTTTCTATATCCCATCCAAAATAATTTAATCCAGAATGAATTAAACCACCATCAAATATAACTAATCTATTAAATACATTTCCTACAACATCTATCGTTTCATATGGTGTACCATCTACAAACGTTTTTTGATTAAATACCTTTATTCCTTCTCCAGCATCCCAATTAATTTGACTGTTGTGGAATATTTTAGTTTCTTTATGTCTAAGAAAACTAGTACCTGATTGCGGTGGGGCATCTGGTGTTAAGTAAATTACAGCAGCCCATTTTTGAGTGTCACAATGAAATACCGATGGTGTTCCTGCGGGACAATATTGGAAGCGGCCGTTAACACCTTCATCAAACCAACCATACCCATTGTCAGAATCTGCTATTTTTTTACCAATAATACTTTCAAATGCTTCTCTTACACCATCAAACATAAATTGTTTTCTAGTGCGATGACCAACGGCTCCTTCTCCTGGATAATATGTCTGTTGTAAGGCGAAATTTCTAACACCAATTGGGTCAGCATAGAAGTTATCTACAACAAAAAATCGTTTATCTTTTCCTTCGGTTAATTTAAATTGATTTGTTTCTATAATTCCCCAATCTGATTCAGGGTTGTGATTTATATATTTTATATCCATTGTAATTTGTTTAGTAAATTTTTAATAAATATGTACCATTATTTAAAATTTTTTCTTTTAAAAGTAAATCTTCTTTCATACATATCCAATCCGGTTTCATTTTCTTCTTCTAATATAAGATTAAAATTATTTTTTTCCATAAAATCTATAATTTCTTCTTTGTAAAATGAATTTTTATATAAAGGTTTAATCTGAACTTCTGCTTCTATAATATCAACTTTATTAATCATTTTACCAAGTGATTTAATTACATTCAAATCGGTTCCTTGTGTATCGATTTTAAGAAAATCTATGTGTTCAATATGATTTTCTTGCATAAAAGTATCAAGTCTTTTTGTTTGAACATCAAACACTAATGCAACATCATCAAAACCCGGGTCTTCTTCTTGACATTTCTTTGCAAATTCTCCTTCTTTATCAATTTCTAAAAATGAAGAGTACCCATAATGATTGTGGTAATTAAAAGACCTATATGTATCTTCATCAGATATTGCTATTTGATGACATTCAATTCTTGAATCGTTTTTATATTTTTTAGTAAGAATATCAAATACATAAGGTGCGGGTTCAAAGGCATATATTTTATCAAATCCTTTAAATTTAGGAATCGATTCTCCTTTACATGCCCCAATATCAAATCCTATTTTTTTTCTTTTTGTATTTGAAGTAGTAATTTCTAATGTAGGATATTCGGTTGTACTCCTATATTCTTTTTTATTTTGAAATTTTATATTGGTGTATTTTTCAAAATATTTAGTAGGCATTCTTAAAATGAAAGCTGCATTATCTTGAAATCCAAATGATATTAACAATTCATTATTATATTCCGCCAATCCACAACAAAATTCAATCTCACCATCCATAAATGAAAAACTATCACTTATCCATTCAATATTCCAATCTAAATCCCACATTACAAATCTATGTGTATACTTTGCATCTTTTTGATTTAATTTATTTTTCCACAAATCACATTCATGTATAATACAAATTCGTTTATTTTTATAGGGTATAATATGTGAACCACCTCTTAAATTTTGTAAATTATCAAATCCATTTTTTAGATGTATTGTTTCTGATGTTCTATTATCTCTGTCGACTTTAACTAATTCGGTTGGATTTGTCCACTTAACATAGTGATACGGCATATCTAATACAGGCATCCAATTTTTTTCACAATATGAATTTGGGTCGTTTGGTGGTTCAATTCTGTCTCTACGAATTTCTTTATTATCAACAATTTCTGATAATTCCATTCTGCCTTCACCATTTGTTTTGGTATCACGTCTTACTCCTGTAAAAAATAGTTTATCTTCCCATCTTACAACTCTAGCATCTTCTAATCCAATAAATTCCCACACAGGTTCTATATCCAATTTGGTTGTATCTATTTTATTCCATTTTTTAATTGTAAAATCTTTATTTAATTCACACAAGAAATTATTTGTCCTTAATTTTATATCATTTTCAGGATTTATGTATGCAAGAGGGCCGTGTCTGTTTCCAAATAGTTGCTCACCCTCACAATGAAATAGTGTGTAATTTACATGTCGGATATTACATAGTATTTTATCACCATCAATAAAAATAGATGGATTCATAATACCCGTTCCGCCTGTTTCCGTAGATGGAAGTAATAGTGGATGAATATTACCACCATTTTCTATAACCTGTTTAACAAAATTATTTATCATAAGATATTTAATATACTAAAAATATCTTACTTTTCCAAATTTTCTACTCTATTTAATAATTCTTTTATAGCCTCAATTAAAAGTGGGACTATTTTTTCGTATCTAACCGTTAA